CGTCATATCATATTCGTTGCCGACGCTTAGTCTTATCACTACATAATCTATAAGGAAGTCGTCAAATTCATTGTTTAACGGAGAGGAATCTTCTGCTCCTATTTCTTCTACGTCGTCTATTGTGCGGATTACATACTTCGTATTTGTTGCCGGTTTCGGGTAGAAGTGGACGGTCTTCGCTCCTGTTAAGAAAAAACTTTTGGGTTCCCCTGTTTCATAAATACCTTCGTGAATGGCAAGGGACATTTCCGTCTGGTACAAAGGTTTACCTTCGTCGCCAATAGTAACGTTGATAATTTTCGTTGGGCGCACAGTGAGAGTGATGGATTCTAACCCCGTCGTCAAAATGCCTTGATGTTCAGACATCAGTAAGGCGGGGTTAATACTTGCAACAACGCGTCGAATGAATCGAATCCCATTGTTTATGCAGTCTATAATCTCCTCGTCATCGTACGTTATTTTGTCTGTGTCATGAAGGCGTTGGCGAATCCGCCTTACTAACGTCTGAACACTTAGCACTGTCAGTCACCTGCCGAAGAAGTAAGAACGTTTATTACACCAAAGTCCGTGAGATTTGTGCCGTCATATTTGAATTGTGCTTTCTTTAAACCAAACATGCGGTCAATCGAAACTCCGTATTGGTTGCCGTAGTCGAAGGTATCTTCTTCCCAACGAGGGGCTTCGCCTTCAGCAAAAATACAAGCCTGCGCACCAAGGAACAACGCATGTCCAACCATAGCGTTGCTTGCGCCGGTTTGCGTGCGCGGCACTCTCAAATTCTCGTGGATAACGACACCTTCATATATGCCCATTGCGCCGCTGAAGATTGGGTTTTTCTCTCCGCGAATGTTTGCATGTTCCTGTGCTTCAATCCATTTCGTGTCTCTGCGAAGGTCACGGGCTTGATACGGGTCAATGACCATGACATATGTCTCGCGTCCATCCACGCGAATCGGTTGCACCGCAGTCAGTTCGTCAGCTTGCGCCATACGACGAGCTTTGCCAATAAGCGTCGTGTCGAATACGTCCGCAGTTGTTATTGCACTTTCTGCCGTTTTCCCGCCCGCATAAAGGATTCTATCCGAAGTAGGGGCTTCAATAGCGTAAGGCAGAAGCGTGGAAGCACTCGTTTTGAACGGCGGCTCTGTGCCTGTAAGTACTGCAAAGATACTAAGGTCGATATAGCGGGCAAGCCAAGCGGAAAGGACTTTGCGCATGTCTGTGCGCATTTTCTCCTGCGTTTTTTGTTCTTCAAAACGACCTTTAAGTCTTACAGCGTTGCGAATACGGTTGAGTTCAACTGTGCAGGAACGGTAATTCATTTTTTCTTCGTTACCTTCCATCTGGTTGTCCTCGATGATACCGGCACCGTTCAGCGGCATGAGCAAGGAAACCTCAATGCTTGTGCCTTTACCACGGCTAAGGTCTTCCTGTATCTGAATAATACTGTCGCGTCCATGTCCCATAAAACGGTTGAAATACGATTCTTTCTTGCCAAAGTCCCAAGTAGACTTTGCCCACGCTTTGAGTATGAGAGCAGGGTCAATCGTAGTGTTTCCGAAAGTAGGAGTGTATGTTGCCATTTAATATCAATCCTTTCAAGTCATTCCAAGTAAAAGTTTCTGCGTTTTAGAATCAATCTTCGTGAAGTCGCCCTCCAGAAGTTTCTCTATCTCGCTACTGCTAAGTTGCCCGTCGTTACCTATGTTCGCGGTACCTTTTACACTATCAACACGAGGGAGGCTCGGTGCTTGCTTCGGTTGCGCTGGGGCACCTTTTGCTTGTTTTTCTCGCGCCGCTAAAGCGAGGTATACGGCTTTGGCACGCTCATAATAGTTCTTTACAACCATATATTCCGCAGGCGTGGCTATCTGCCGTTCGGAGCGAACATACGCGTTAGAAACAATAGCTTGTTCGTCAGGTGGCAGTTGCGCAAAGAATTGGTTTACCGCAAAGTTTTGTATCGCTTTAAAATTCGGGTCGGCAAATTCTTTTTTTGCAAACTCATGATAGGAATTAATTGCGACTGCTTGCGCCGCACGAAATTGTTGCGCTGCTGCGTACTGTTGTTGCTCTTGTACATGCTGATTTGTCCTTGCTTGGCGAAGAGCACTGAAAATGTTGCTTTGGGCTATAGACTTTGCTTGCTGATATTGCACAATACGCGGGTCGTCATCATCTGCATATTGAAGACTGTCCACGTCGTCTTGGGTGAAGCCGGACAACGCCATAGCCTCTGCCTCGATTGCGCGATTTATATCCCTTGCAATTTCGGGTGTAACTTTAATTGGCGGCAACTGTTGTGGAGGCGGCGGTGCCTGCCCCTGTGGCTGTGGCTGTGCTTGTTGTTGCGCTTTACGCTGATATTCTGCTAATTGTTCTTTAAGCGCATTTGCTTCATCGACTTTTTCTTTAAAGCGAGCATACGGCACGCTTTCCTCCGTCTTAGGGGGTTGTGCCGCAGTTTCTTGCGGGGGAGCTTGTTGTTCTACCGGCGGTTGTTCCTGCTGTTGGCTTTTTTTCCATTCCTCATAAGTGTCGCGAGCAATGTCTTCTGGTAATCCATTTAATTCTTCTGGCAGCGGTTCTTTCTCTTCAGGTTGAGGCTCCGGCTGATTTTCCTGTGAGGATTCTGCGTCTATCGATTGTGATTCTTCTTCATCAAAACGCTGTAAATCAAAGTCAAACATGCATATTCTCTCCTTTGTTTAACGCCCGTATAGTCGGCGGCACGTAATAAAAAACGCGGCTTGCCCGCGTCAATCTTCTTTAGTCTGCACCTTGAAAATCTCGATTATGGCTTCCAAGGTTTTGTTTGCGTCTCGGCATTGCCCAACACTGTAGTCTTCTATCAGCTTTAAGCCCAAATCGTAAACCGCGTCCTCGAATTGCCCTTTCTTGCCTTGGGCAGTTTTTTTCTCCGCCATAGGGGGTGTCCTCCGTCACACAATAATAACATCAATGCTGCTCGGCACAACAGAATATATCCCGTTGAATTCGTTAATCGCTATCGTAACGATGTGTTTGTCAGGGGGGTGAGTTACGCGCGTTTCTTCCGCGATAAACCAATAATTAACGCCCTTCGCGACCTGCGTGCCGACAAACAGCAGTGGCTTGAAGCTCGCTCCACAAAGCCCCTCTACTGCCGACCATGCACTTGCAGCCTCTTGCGGCATACTGGTCAAACCCTCAAAGTCCACGAAATTAATTTTACCCAACATTTTTGTTTCCTCCTTTTAAATTTAAACGGCGGCGGGTGCCATACCGTCCATAATTGCTTGTTGTTGTTGCGCCGCCATTTCAGGCTGTTGTTGTTGCTGCTGTTGTTCCGGCGATGGTTGCGGTGGTGGCGGCGGTTGCGGCATAGGCATTTGCCATTGCCCTTGCTGCAGTTGTTGCGCCAGTTGCGGCGCAGTTTGCTGCACCATAACCTTGATGAAGTAATCCGCTATCTGCGGGTCGATAAGTTCAGCTTTAGCCGCCATTGCCATCTGAATCGGAAGCGGTGCGTCTTTAAACGCAATCTGCATTCTAAAGTCTGCATTCTTAACGCGCTCCAATTCAAGTTGCGACTGCCACTGTTGCTGTGCTTGCTCTTGCTGTTGCTGTTGTCGCTGTTGCCAGCGGGCTTTAATGTCGTTCTTCTTGGGCAAGTCGGAAAGGTCAATTATCGTGTCGAAGATTAAGTCCGCAGGTATCTGCAACTTGCTTATGGCGTCAATCAAACTCCACATCTGCGCTTGTCTCTGTGTAGCACTCGCAACAACGTCACCAATCACAATGTCGAATTCACCTTGTGAAAGGTCGTTTAACGTTTGCACTACCATTCCGGCTACAGGGTCTTGCTGAATCACCTGTTGATTAACAGCAACAAACTGTTGCCCGTTTTCGCCTTCAATACGATAAACTTTCTCTGCCGTATAGAATTGCGGAATAAGCCCCGCGTGCCCGCGACGCCCCCAAAGTAAATCTGCCATTCGCTTTTTTGCATGGCGCAGGTTGTCAAAGATAACTGAAAGGTGCGTCACAGCTTGTTTTTGCCGCAACTCGATTGCTCTGCCGCTCGCTTGGCTCGGCACGTCAACTCCCAACAAACTCTCGTTAATGCCGCTGATTGTGCGCAAGTCGTCGGTTGCCTGTTGTTCAGCCTGAATTATCGCATTAGGCGGGTTTGCCGGTCGGCGTTCCTGTATCCGCTGTAAACCACCGGGCGTGATTTTTTGGTAATGCCCCGGCACGTTATGATAGCGTTTAAATTCCGCCTCCTGCGCGGGGGTCATTACGCCTTCTTCATACCAGCCACCACTTCCGGCAGTCGTGTTGAGAATATGCAATTCCTGAATTCGACGTTTGTTTATCTCGCGTTGCGGGTCTTTTAAGTCACGAACAAAGCCTGCAGGGACATCGCCAACTCCATAATGGTGGTAAACCATTGGCACGTAAGGAAACTCACCGTGCTGATATGGGCTGGTCGTTTCTTCTAACAGCGTCATATCAAAAAACACGCAAAGCTTTACTTCGTCTTTAGGAATGTCCTGACTGCCAGCGATTAATCCTTGCTGAATCATTTCAGGAGTGACTTGCTCTTGCGGAAGTTGTTGCCCGTTGACTGTCGTAAAGATTGTATTTACAACGCGTTCCTTATACCAACATTCAACCACGCGTACTTTTTTTAGCTCGCTAGAATAATACAATGGGTCAATGTCGGTCTTGCGTTCGTTCTCTGTCTCAATCGAATCATATACCGCAAAATTATTTTCGATTGCGTCAGCTTGTTCAGGATAGACTTGTTTCAATTCATCTTTTGCTACCCACTTAGCTCGCACCAAATATCTTGCGTCTGAAAAGTCGGTTTCATGTGCTTCAGGGTCAATGTATACGCCAAACGGGTCAACTCTTTCAACTTTTGCTTCGCCGTCTTGTATTTCGTAGTCATACTCATACTTGACGCCGAACCAACCTATCCCCCCAATGGCGCAATCAAGAAACACTTGCGATTCAATCGCGTCATAATCGCACCTGTCTAACACATACTTCGTCACGCCGCGCCTTATTTGGCAAAGTTCTACGTCGTCACTCGTCCGAGCAAGGAAGTCAATGTCGTAACGATTCAACCGCTGGTAGCCACTTAGAATGTTAAGTAACGGCTTGATTCGATTTATTGTTATTGCCGGACGATGACTTTCTTGAAAGTCGGCAATTTCATCATCTGTCCACTGTTTGCCCGAAACAAACTCGTAGTCTTCTTTGGCTTCTTTTCGCCAATCCTTGCCGTGGTCTACCGCCGCTCGGAACCATTTGCGGCATTGAGCTAACGTATCTGTCGGCTCCGGCAAAGTTTTCCTCGCAACTTCTTCGCTAAAACTTTCCTCGTCCAAAATCTCACCTCCCTACTAAATCTGGTGTGGCGTTATATTTCTTATACCAATCTACAAAGCTTCTAAGTCCATGTTGCCGGCTCGTTTTTGCTTTAAAGCCAAAGTCTTGTTCAAATGCGCACATGTTCGCACACGTCTTTTGAGCGTCACCTGCCTGCATTG